TAATATAGAAGCAAAATTAACACAGGCACAAAACGAATTAGAAGCAGAAGACCAAGCAAAAATAGATAAAAAAGCATCAGGAAAACAAAAACTAAAAGATTTAGGTCTTGATGATGACGAAATAAAAGCATTGATGGGAGTCTAACATGGCTCTTAACTTTGCTAACAACAACTCCTTATCAGCAATCACAGTTTTACCAGCTTCTGTAAGTGGTGGTGCATTAACATTATTACAAACTCAAACTGCATCAAGTTCAGCTACAATAAGTTTTACTTCAAACATAGATTCCACTTATGATGCTTATATGTTTAAATTTTATGACATACACCCATCATCTGATGATAATAGATTTACTTTTCAAGGTTCTATTGATGGTGGTTCTAACTATAATGTTGCTATTACATCAACAAATTTTCAAGCATATCATACAGAGGGTGGTTCATCTAATTTAGAATACTCATCTTCAATAGACTCTGCACAAGGAACAGGATTTTTACCTTTAAATGCAAGTATTGGTGGTGCTGATGATGAAAGTTCAGTTGGTACTTTAAAATTATTTTCTCCATCTTCAACTACATTTGTAAAACATTTTATTGCAGAAAGTAATGCTTATTTAGAAAGTAATGGTACTGATATTTTTTATACTGCTGGATATTTTAACACGACTTCAGCTATAAATGGAATACAATTTAAAATGTTGAATAATAATATTGATAGTGGAGTAATAAAATTATATGGCATTAGTTAAATATAACAATAACAGCATATCAGCTATCACTACTGCTGGACAAATGGCAACAGGTGGTATGGTTTTAATTAAAGAACAAACTGCTAGTTCTAGTTCAACAATATCTTTTGTAGATGGAAGTGGTGGAGTTGTTTTAGATAGTACATATCCTATTTATCTTTTTAAATTTATTAATTTACACAACTCTGATGATGATAACCAATTTAGTTTTAATTTCTCAATAGATAGTGGTTCAAATTATAATGTATCAAAAACAAGTACACATTTTTATTCAATTCATACAGAAGCTGATAGTACTGCATTTAGTTATTATGTTGGTGGAGATCTAGCAAATGGTACAGGATTTCAAATAACAACTCTTGAATCAGGTGCCGATAATGATGAATGCGATTGTGGAGAATTGTTTTTATTTAATCCATCTTCTACAACATTTATTAAAAATTTTATTTGTACTATGAGTGAATTAGGTGCTACACCAAGAGAATCAAACAATTTTATTGCTGGATATGGAAACACAACATCAGCAATAAATGGTGTTCAGTTTAAATATGCAAGTCAAAATATAGATTCAGGGACAATAAAACTTTATGGAATTAAGGATAGCTAATGGCATTAATTAAATTAAACAACAGAGGTGTTAAAGATGCAACAGCATTTGGAAGTATATCTTCATTAGGACAATTAACTTTAATACAAAAACAAACTGCATCATCATCAGCTACTATTAGCTTCACATCAGGGATTGATAGTACCTATAAGGAATATATTTTTTATTTAATTAATATACATCCATCAGCAGATAATACACAGATAACATTTCAAGGAAATGCTTCAGGTGGTAGTGGTTTTAACGAAACTATTACATCAACTTATTTTCAAGCATATCATAAAGAAGATGGGTCTAGTACAGGACTTAGTTATTCAAGTGGTAGAGATCAAGCAAATGGAACTTCTTTTCAAATATTAGATGATGGACTTGGAACAGATAACGACCAATCACAAGTTGGAATTTTACATTTATTTAATCCAAGTTCTACAACATTTGTTAAACATTTTGTATTTAAAGGTCAATTAGCACATTATGGAGACTATTCTCAAAATGAATATGTTGCTGGATATTTTAATACAACATCTGCTATTGATGAGATACAATTCAAAATGTCATCAGGAAACATAGATAGTGGAGACATCTTGCTATTTGGGTTGAACTAAAATATAAGGAGTTATTATGACAAGACATCATTTAATTAATGGAATACAAGTTCCTTTTACTGCTGAAGAAGAAACAGCTAGAGATCAAGAGGAAGCACAATGGAGTGCTGGTGCTTTTGATAGAGCTATGGCAGATTTAAGACAAAGAAGAAATAGACTTTTAGCAGAGTGTGATTGGGAAGTAATTATGGCTAAAGAAAAAGGTACAACATTATCTGCTGGATTTAAAACATATAGACAAGATTTACGAGATATTACAGAGGGTCTTACCACAGTAGAAGAAGTAGAGGCAGTAGAGTTTCCAACAAAACCATAGGAGTCTTAATGCAACTTTCAAAAAATTTTTCTTTATCAGAAATGGAAAAATCAAGCACAGGAATTAGGCTTGGTATAAATAATAAAGCTGGGTCAGGAGAAATAAAAAACTTAACTGATTTATGCTATGAAGTATTAGAGCCTGTACGAGCAAAGTTTGATAAACCAATTATTATTACTTCAGGTTATAGAAGCCCTGAACTATGTGAAGCAATAGGAAGTAAAGCAACATCACAACACGCAAAAGGACAAGCAGTAGATTTTGAAATAGCTGGTGTATCTAATTTGCAAGTAGCTTTATGGATTCAAAACAACTGTAATT